TTATACAAAAGAGGCTAAGTGACCTCACTGGATCGATAGGAGGATACTAAAATGGCTAGAGAAAACAGTTACACACCACTATATTCCGAAATTCTGAGTAAACTAGGAAAGATTAAATCTAAGAAAGATAAGGTAAATCATTTGAAGTATCATAATGATTCATCTCTAAGAATGGTTATCAAGTCTTCTTTTGACCCTAAAATTAAATGGTCCCTACCAGAAGGGGAAGTTCCTTTCGTTGCTAATGATGCGCCAGAAGGTACAGAACATTCGAATCTTGCATATGAAGCACGTAAGTTATATAATTATATTGAAGGTGGCAACCCAAAACTTACACAGAATAAACGTGAATCTATGTTTATTCAATTGTTAGAGGCTCTTCATCCAGACGAGGCAGATATTCTTGTTGCCGCAAAAGATAAAGTTTTACATCGTAAGTATAAAGGATTGTCGGAGAATGTGGTAAAGGAAGCGTTTGATTGGGATGATAATTATATGGTTATCGAACATGAGCAATATCCACAATCGCCTGGTGCAGCAAATGGATAAGTGGATTTGTCCAGAATGTGGTCATATTCATGAAGGTAACGAATCACCTACAGAAGACTGTCCAATTTGCGGCGCACCAGCAGAAGACTACGAAAAAGAATAATGGGCATAGGAGAAGCACTAGTTGCTGGCGTATTAATGATCACTCCAGTACAAGCTGAGGTTCCAGAAACGGAACCATCGGCAGAATGTCTTGCAATGAATATGTATCACGAAGCAAGAGGTCAGGGTGTTGGGGGCGCTCTTGCTGTAAGTTTTGTAGTTTTTAATAGAATTCGTGATAGTAGATTTCCTAATACAGTGTGTCAGGTAATTAAACAAGGCCCCCTTAGAGAAAGTTGGAAGACTCGACAGACCAAGAATCCTAATGATGCTAAATTCTTTCCCATCAAGGATCGTTGCCAATTTTCGTGGTGGTGTGATGGACTTTCGGATGTTCCTAAAGATAAAGAAACATATGACAGGCTCTTAAATATAGCTAATGGCATGATTCGCAAAGAATATACTCTTATAGATATAACAGATGGTGCGACATTCTACCATGCAGATTATGTAAAACCTTCATGGGCTAAGACCAAGATTCGTACTATAGAAATTGGTGATCACATATTTTACAGGTGGGAAGTAAAATGACTTTTGATGAATATCAAGAATTTGCAAGATCAACTGCAATTTATCCAGATGAATGTAAAATCACATATCCAACACTTGGACTTTGTGGTGAAGCTGGTGAGGTTGCCGAGAAGGTAAAGAAGAACATCAGAGATGGTAAGTCTCTTGATGGAGTTGGATTAGAACTTGGTGATGTCCTATGGTACATCTCAGCACTTGCTGATGACCTTGGCGTAACGCTAGAAGAGGTTGCACAAGCCAATGTGGACAAACTTAGGTCTAGAATGGAGCGTAACAAAATCAGTGGAGATGGAGATCATCGATGAATAAGGTTGATATTGATATGTTTTGTCGGGGATATGATGGACTATTGTCTCAAGATCAGTGTGATGAGTACATAGAACTCTATGAAGAAACATTACTAGTAGATAAAGAGAAACAACGCAATCTTAGTGTATGTTTTAACGAAGATGGAACAAAGGTTTGTGGTAACTGTAATTGCATGAGAGTGAATCCTCAAGAATATAGTCGATTTGAGGAACTTAATAATTTTACTATTGATAGTTTCTCGAAGGTGGTTGATCAATATAAGAAAGACGTTAATATACATCATAACCAATGGCCCGATAAATTTGGTTATGAAGAATTAAGAATAAAACGGTTTCTGATAGAAGGTGGTGGTAAAGATAATGATTATCAGACAAACAATTATCATGGGTTAGAAACCCATGTAGATACTTACTCCTTTGCCCATGCAAAACGGTTTTTATGTTTGATGGTTTATCTTAATGATGATTTTTTTGAAGGGGAAACATGTTTTCCGCTATTCAATGCAAAAGTAAAACCCAAGAAGGGGATGGTATTTATTTTTCCTCCTACTTGGACATATTCTCATCACGGTGCGAGCCCTATAGGACCATCTAAATTAGGTGCAAAATATTTTATCATGACACACCTTAATTATATCGATTTAGTAAAAGTTAATAAATTTGATGGTGAAACAATTGAACGAGAAGTCCCAGGCTGGGAGGCTATGTTACACGAAAGACCGAAAGGATCGACAATATAATGCATATAGAAATGAATCCACATAATAATATTATTCAACCAGAATCAACATTAAATTTGAATCATTATACCAAAATTTATGATAATTTTTTTGATGATGATACTTGCAATGAATATGTACGTTGCTTTGAAGAAACTATGACACATGATGAAGAAGAGGTACAAAAAACAAGTATATGTACAGGACCAATAAGACCAGATGGCCATCAAATATGTGGAGCTTGTAATTGTCAACGACTGAACCCAATGGGGTTTGATAGGTTTGAAAAACTAAACAAAACTGCATTAAATAAATTTATAAATTCATTAGAGAACTATAAGAAAGATGTAAATCTTAACAATAAACAATGGCCCGATAAATTTGGTTGGGAAGAATTTCGTATGAAGAGATTTCTGGTTGGTGGTGGAACTGATAATGATGAACAGTTCACGGATCATGTAGATGTTTTAAGTCATGAGGGAGCAAAAAGATTTCTTATATTAATGGTCTATCTAAATGATGATTTTGGTGGTGGAGAAACAGTATTTCCTCAACTGGGAGATTCGATAAAACCAAAGAAAGGTCGATTGCTTATATTTCCACCAACTTGGAATTATCTCCATAGAGGAAATCCCCCAATAAGTCCAGGCTACGCAAAATATTTTTTAATGACTTATCTTAATTATGGGAGTATGAATGACTTTTACAGATAAGGTTGAGATACTTAAAATACAAGTTAGACAAAAACTCACGGAAAAACTTTCTGGACAAAGTGAAGAAAAAATTGAAAAGATAGTCAATCGGGTTATGGAACATCAACAAGGTACTGCATCTGTTTTAAAAAGAAGAGGATTGCCAGAATATTTGATTGATGCTGGTTTGTATCATGGACTTGCAGGACAGTCTAGGGGTGGCACCGCCGGCGGTGAAGTTTCACCTATATTTACGAGAGAAGAAATAACAAATATCATAGGAGAACAAGCAACAGAGGTTATATACATTTACTGTTATACTCCGTGGCTCAGAGCTAAACATATAGATAAGATGCCACCATCACAACTGAAAAATGATTTGGTACAATTAGATATTGCTGATGCAGTAGATTCTCTAGTTGCTGGTTGGGATCAACCAAGGATGATACCAGAATTTATAGATAGTCTTTTTGATACGCCTCATATGGTACATTATAATATTAGTGATGAGGAACTTTCTGATATGACTAAAACATGGGAAACTAATATGAAAAATCAACCAAATTTAAAAATGGTTAATAAAAATTATTAAAAAGAACTTGACAAAAGATCTAGATTATAGTATAGTTGCTGAATAATAATCATCCTTTAAATGTTGTTAATTATAATCACTATATATTAAAGGATAGGAAAAAAGGAAAATTTCATGGCGCGAGAGTCTTATTGGAATTATATGGGAAGAAGATTATATGAGGATAACCTAAATATGAGTGCCATACAAAATGACATGGTGGGCTTGACTGAATCTCACTATAAAGTGTTGAAACGCCTAAAAGTAGTAACTGAAGAAAATCGGATATTAATTAAGAAAATAGAAAATTTAGGTGGAAGCCCTATACAATTGGAAATGGATTTATAATGCCCACATATACATTTTATGATGAGTCAGCTGGAATAGAATGGACAGAGTTTCTTTCTATGGATGAAAGAGAGAAATTTTTAAATAAAAATAAACATATTAAACAGGCTATTGTTCCTGTTGCTGTTGTTGGTGATCATGTCATGGGTGTTGGTCCTAAAGTGGACGGTGGATTCACAGAGAATATGCAGCGCATCAGTGCAGCTCATCCAGGCAGTCCTTTATCAGATAAGTTTGGTGGTAGTACTCAAACTCATAAACAAATTAAAACTCGAAACGCTTTAGATAAAATGAAAAGAAAAAAAGGACTTACTTAATGGTTAGTAAAAAAAATAACAAAGAAATAAATATAAACAATCTTGTACCAATTAAACCAATAACTGATAATCAGAAAGTAGTTTTTGATTCTTGGAAGAAAGAAAAAAACCAATTTTTGTTTGGTGCCGCTGGTACGGGTAAGACTTTTATATCATTGTACCTTGCATTGCAATCAGTTCTTGACTTGAAAGCTAGTTTTGATAAGGTAGTAATAGTACGTTCTCTTATTCCTACACGCGAGATTGGTTTTTTGCCTGGAGATGAGGAAGACAAGGCTGCTCTATATCAAGTACCCTATCAGAACATGGTGCAATTTATGTTCGAGCAACCCAACGAACAATCCTTTAATAATCTATATGATCGACTCAAAGGGCAAGGATCTCTCTATTTCATGTCAACTTCTTTTCTTAGGGGGTTGACATTTGATAATGCAATCATTATAGTGGATGAGTGCCAGAATATGAATTTCCATGAATTGGATACGATCACGACAAGGGTTGGACAAGATTCTAAAATTATGTTTTGTGGTGATTTTGGTCAGACAGATTTGATTAGACAAAATGAAAAGAATGGTCTTCATGATTTTTTGAGAATCTTAAATGAAATGGAAGAATTTAGTTGTACAGAGTTTACAATAGGTGATATTGTTCGATCTGGTTTTGTTAGGAATTATCTAATAAATAAAATTAAACTTGGCATAGGAGTGGAATAATGGACTTAGAACAACTTAGAGAACAACTTGAAATTGACGAGGGCGTGAAATATGAGATATATAATGATCATCTTGGTTATCCTACTTTTGGCGTGGGCCATTTGGTTCTTGAGTCTGATCCAGAACACGGAGTACCGCTCGGCACTGCCGTCAGTGAGTCTAGAGTCGTTGAGGCCTTCAGGTCGGATTGCCAAAACGTCTTGCAAGACTGCTACGTCCTTTACGAAGACTTTGATGATCTGCCAGAAGAGGCTCAACAGATAATTGCAAATATGATGTTCAATATGGGGCGTCCTCGTTTGAGTAAGTTTATCGGAATGAAACGTGGTGTAGATTCCCGTGATTGGAATACGGCCGCAGATGAGATGGTAGATAGTGGTTGGTATAATCAAGTGACCAATCGAGCAGATCGTTTAGTAGAAAGGATGAGGAGTATATAATTATGATTGAATTAAATTATGCATTGAACACGATATTTTTTCTAATATCAGGTGCAATGGTTATGTGGATGGCGGCAGGATTTACTGCCCTAGAAGCGGGTTCAGTACGAACCAAAAATGT